TAGGAAGGGTGATGGCAAAGACGTACATCACAAGGATGGCAACCCTAAGAATAATAATCGCTCTAACCTAGCAGTAACTACAAAAGCTAAGAACCGTAGTTTCCCTCGTAATAGCAGAGCAGGTAAAGCTTAATGGCTGTAGAGTACAGAGGAGAGAAGTTTGCAGGTTACAACAAGCCCAAGCGTACCACTAAACACCCAACTAAATCCCACGCCGTACTTGCCAAGGAAGGTGATACCATTAAGCTCATCCGCTTTGGTGAGCAGGGAGCATCCACAGCAGGCAAGCCTAAAGAGGGTGAATCTGATCGCATGAAGAAGAAACGTGCAAGCTTTAAAGCTAGACATGCAAAGAACATTAAGAAGGGTAAGCTCTCAGCAGCTTACTGGGCAGATAAGGTGAAGTGGTAATGAAGGTATGTCCTAAGTGTAAGGGTAAAGGTTGTTCTCACTGTGGTGGAACAGGTTATCATGAAGGTATGAACAAAGGTGGTATGATGAAAAAAGGCATGAAGGCTCTTAAGAAAGAAGCACCAGAAGTAGCTAAGAAGATGGGTTACTCCTATGGTGGTATGGCTAAGAAGAAGATGGGTTACGCTACAGGTGGCTTAGCTTGTGGTGCATCCAACCAAGCAGAACGTCCACTTAAGAAGGGTAAGTAATGAAATATTACCATAAATATAAAGAAGCGCTGGAAGCTAAGGGCTACCGTGTAGATGAGCATGGCTACGTATGGGACTCCATGGGTAATCAATCTGCTGGTGAAGACAACTATGGCAACGTGCAGAGCAAAGACCCTAACGTCAATGCTATTTGTCAGGAAGCAGATATTGCAGCTACTAAGCCTAAGAAGAAAGCTAAGAAAGCTACACCTCCTCCAGGCAAGAAACGTGCTCGTAACGCTAAAGGTCAACTCATTGCTGATGACCCTAACACCCCAGAGAATGAAGCGTGGGTTGACGAGTAATGGCTGTTACACTCAACCACCAAGGTAGACCTGCTCGTAGGCGTTCTGTCTATGGGCATAATACTGGTACTACTACAGAGGATGTGTATACATGTCCTCCTAACTGTGTGGCTGAGGTAAGCTATCTTCACGTTATCAATACATCAGGCAACACTAGCATTGAGATTGAGTGGTACGTAGCGGCAGATACTTACACGTCACACTTTCTTACAGGTAAGAACTTGGGTGCGAATGAGTATATCACTTTCTCAGACATTGAGCTAGTACTGTCTGCAGGTGATAAGATACAAGTAACTCCTGCTACAGCAGCACATGTAGACACTATCCTAACTGTAACAGAGACCTTCTCTGGCGTATAACGAATAGCGGGTATGCAAACTTAGTAGAGGTAAATAGTTCTAACATATGTATAACTATGCAAGTCTAGCAATGATGCTGGGCATAACATAGGAAAATACAATGTTCACACTTATTATTAAGACCTTCACAGACTTCTTGGCAAGCTTACAAAAGGCACAACAAGCACGTGCAGACTACTGGATTCTCACTAATATGTCAGACAAAGAACTGCATGACATCGGTATCGCACGTGGTGAAATCCGCAATGTCGTGGCAGGGAACTTTAAATAATCTTGCATTTCTGGTTTGTATGAGTATAACTACTGCATGTAGTACTTCATCTGTGGTCTTACCTTCCTCTTGCCCGGCTAATGATGCCAAATGTCAACGGAACTTAGATGCACAAACTCTTACATACATCGGTCAGAAAGACGCCGCTCTTCAGCTTATGTGCAGTGACCCTGATCTCCGTGATGTTATCGGGGATGACTGCACAGGCGGGTGATGTTACAGGTGACTTCTCTACGAGTAACGAGAACAGCACTGTAGACAGTAACAATTCTGAGGAGTCTGTAACTAACAACTACAACGCTACGGGTGCTGGTTCAGCTGCCCCTGTTATGTCAGCTATAGCTCCTACGATGATGGGTGGCGGCGGTAACGATAGCTGCTTACTACCAAGCTCTACCGGGATACAGATAAGCGTCTTAGGTTTATCCTCTGGTAAGATGGAGCAGGATGAAGCTTGTAACAGACGTAAGAACGCTAGGCTCTTAGGAGCACCACAGCAAGTAGGTGGCTTAGGGTTACAGGTATCAGCTATATCTGTATTGTGCCAAGACCCTATAGTGTTCCGTAGTATGATGTTAGCGAATACACCCTGTCCAATAAACGACAGTAAGACAGGCAAGCTGCTCATGGGGAAGGCAGCGATAAAGAAGTACAGAGAGAGTCCAGCGCTTTATATCGTTGGGTATGAGACAGACAAAGCGTTTTGGGATACCCTACTTAGGGTAGGAGAGGAAGACACAGATGAAGAGATCGTTGAAGACAATACTCCTAAGCTCAGCCTTAGTGAGCGTTTCCGCAGCAGCAAGCGCACAAGAGACTAACTACGAGCTAACTGGTCAAGAGAAGATTGACATGCTTATCGCCTCTATCGGTGATATTCAGGATCGTATTACTAACAGTGGTGTTATGACTGTAGGTGCTGTAGGTTATGCTGCTATCGGTGGTGTTATTAACGATGATGCACTTAGTGAGGGTATTATTACCACAGATGAGCTGGGTGCATACCTAGAAGCTAAAGACCTTGTACTGCAACATGACTATGCCATTGCTAGTACAGCTGAGCAGTTGTTTATGCAGGAACATGCAGCGGCTATGAATAGTTTGAACACTGCAGTAGATAACCTGACTGCTGCTACAGCTGTAGTTATGACAGCAGTTGAGGTAGCTTCCGTAGCTTCTGAGGCAGACACTAAGCCTGAGCAGGTTGAGCTACAGGCTAAGCTAGAGACAGACGCATATAGCTTAGACGCTGCTGAAGTTAACGAGTACAACGAGGCAGTAACAGCTGTAGAGACTTTTGCTCAACAGGCTGGTGCTTTCATGGCTGCGGCTAACAACGATGAACTTACAGCATCTGTAGACAACTACGCTGCACAGGGTAACTACATGGTTGGTAGCTACACAGCTATCACATATACACAGGCTATTGATGAGTTTGTTATCACTTGGGATGACTCAGGTTTTGGTACAGGCTTCCAGGGCTACTTAACACCTGAAATGAAGAATGCTACAGAGATTTACGCAGCAGGTGAATACATTAATCAGTATGGGGCAATGCCAACACAATGATGGACTTTGAGTTTAGCGTAGGTGGATACAACATTAAGGGCTGGATGGTTGCTGTGGCACTTCCAGTTCTTTCTACAGTTGCAGGTGGTGTGTATTGGTCTTATGATACACTACAGCGTTTCTACGGTGTAGAGGCTGGCATTGCAGAAGTTGCGGAGAATAGTGCTGCATTCAATGCAAAAGCTGCGGAGATTACTACCAGAGTAACTAAGGTAGAGACTGTAGCCCAGCGCAACCTCACAGATGTTCAGAACACTCTAGCTGGTGAGATAGTAGTACTAGATTCTTTGCTAATTACAAAGCTACAAGAACTAGAAGCTAGGCTTGTATCTCGTATTCAAACACTAGAGCAAGCTATTGCAGACAACGATGTACGTGGTTTGAATCAGAAGCTTGCACAGCTAAGCACAAACATGTCACAAATCTTAGAGCAGCAGAAGGTGCTTTTAGACTTGCGTAGCCAAGTAGATAAGGCTACAACTATTACAGATGGACTAGGCGATACGCTAGATACTCTACAGACAGAAGTAGATGATATCTGGAAAGCGTATGACGAGCTAGTCGATAATCCTCTATAAGGAATATACTATGGCCCGTAACTTAACAGAGAACCAGCAAAAGTTCCTAGAAGTCTTATTTGATGAGGCGGGTGGAGATGTTATTCGTGCTAAGCAATTAGCTGGCTACAGTGATAAAACACCTACACGCCTTATTGTTGAGTCTCTTAAAGATGAGATTGGTGCTGCTACACGTACACACTTTGCTCGTTCTGCGCCTAAGGCTGTTATGGCTTTAGTTGATGCCCTCTCAGATCCTACTGAATTAGGAATCAAAGAGAAGATGGCTGCTGCTAAGGACTTGCTTGATCGTGCAGGACTTGGTAAGGTAGATAAAGTAGATGTAACTTCTAATGGAGGTGGCATCTTTTACTTACCACCAAAAGAAGGTTCTAACGAGTAACATTGTCAAAATATGACTACGATAGAGATCTAGGTTTTTGGGAGCTACCAAAACCTTTTAAGGGTGAGGAGAAAGAGTGGCATGTAATAGCTCGTGTTTCCTTACGGCAAGTTCCTTTTGGTTATAGAGTTCACCCAGAAAATGACAGGCTGTTAGAACCTATTCCAGAAGAATTAGAAGCATTAGAGCTTGCCAAGCGGCACTTAAAGCAGTATTCTTATCGTGAAGTAGCGATATGGTTAAGTAAGACTACTGGGCGATACATCTCACACATGGGATTACATAAGAGAATTAAAGTTGAGCAAAAACGTAAGAAATCAGCTGCAATTAAACGCAAGCTCACCCAGCGGCTCAAAGAAGCGCTCTCGCAGATCGAAAAACTTGAGCAAGGCCGAGTCGGTAGCTACAGTATCAGAGAAGATTGAAGAGCCTAAAACCGTACCTGCTACAGTTAAGGCAGCTGATTTTGATGTAGAGTTAGCACAAGAGGTAGTATTCAAGCCAAACCCAGGGCCACAGTCATACTTCTTGAGCGCATCAGAACGTGAGGTTCTATATGGTGGCGCAGCTGGTGGTGGCAAATCCTACGCTATGTTAGCTGACCCGCTACATGGTTTGAACGATCCGAACTTTAGTGGCCTACTTGTACGTCACACAACAGAAGAACTAAGGGAACTAATACAAAAATCTCAGGAGCTATACCCCCGTGCTATTCCGGGCATTAAATGGTCAGAGCGTAAGTCTCAGTGGACATCACCTCAAGGTGGTCGCCTCTGGATGTCATACTTGGATAAGGACACAGATGTTACACGTTATCAAGGTCAGGCTTTTAACTGGATTGGATTTGACGAACTTACTCAATGGTCTTCACCTTACGCTTGGGATTATATGAGATCTCGCTTGAGGTCTGCACACTCTAATAAATTAGGCCTCTACATGAGGGCAACAACAAACCCCGGAGGAAGTGGACATGCTTGGGTTAAAAAGATGTTTATTGACCCTTCAAGATCGAACCAGTCTTTTTGGGCAACGCATCTTGAGTCTGGTGAAACGATCACCTACCCTAAAGGTCATAGTAAAGAGGGCCAGCCTCTATTTAAGCGGCGCTTTATTCCAGCCTCTCTATTTGATAATCCGTACTTATCTGACTCTGGCGACTATGAAGCGATGCTTCTCTCTCTGCCGGAGCATCAGCGTAAGCAGTTACTTGAAGGTAACTGGGATATTAATGAAGGTGCGGCTTTTCCAGAGTTTGACAGAAACATACATGTCGTGGACTCATTCGAGATACCTGACTCTTGGGCAAAGTTTAGGGCTTGCGATTACGGTTATGGTAGTTACACTGGTGTTCTCTGGTTTGCTGTAGCACCTGATGAACAAGTAATTGTGTACCGTGAGATGTATGTCTCTAAAGTAACAGCTTCTGATCTAGCAGATCTTATATTGGAAGCAGAAGCTCATGATGGTACAATAAGATACGGGGTGCTGGATAGTTCTTTATGGCACAACCGTGGCGACACTGGACCTAGCTTGGCAGAGCAGATGAACATGAAGGGTTGTCGTTGGCGTCCCTCTGATCGGTCAAGAGGTTCACGTGTCGCAGGTAAGAACGAAATACACAGGCGTTTACAGGTAGATGAGTTTACAGATAAGCCTCGTCTTGTATTTATGAGTAACTGTACAAATACCATTGCGCAGATACCAAGCATTCCACTGGACAAGAAGAATCCAGAAGATGTAGATACTCATGCAGAAGATCACTTGTATGACGCTTTACGCTACGGTATTATGACACGTCCACGCAGTAGCATCTGGGACTATAATCCCGCAAAACAACGCTCTGGCTTTCAGGCGGCAGATCCCAGCTTCGGCTATTAAGGAAGATAGAACATGGCAGAGAATAATGAACTTTCGTTTGAGACGGATGATGTAACAGCAGCAGAAGATACTAAAGATAGTATTTTTGAAGAGGCATCTAGTGTAGTAGGCTTTGTTAAACAGCGATATACACGTTCAGAAGACTCTCGATACGCAGATGAACAACGTTGGCTTCGTGCATACCGCAACTATCGTGGTCTCTATAGTTCTGACGTACAGTTTACAGACACGGAAAAGTCTCGTGTATTTATTAAGGTCACTAAAACAAAAACCTTAGCTGCATACGGATCTATTACAGATGTATTGTTTGGTAACAACAAATTCCCTATGTCGGTTGACCCCTCTATACTACCAGATGGCGTAGCTGAATCTGTACACATAAACATGGACCCTAACGCAGCGGCTGCTGGTGAAGCATTAAACTCTGTTACTCAAAGCCCTGCTCCTAAGCCTTACTTAATTGGTCCTGATACTAAACTTCAGCCTGGCGATACTCTTGCAGACTTAGCTCGTAGGTTAGGTCCGTTACAGGAAAAACTAGCTAATGTAAGTGAGAAGATAGTTGAGGGTGACGGTACTACTCCTACCACAGTAACATTTCATCCTGCTATGATCGCAGCTAAGAAAATGGAAAAGAAGATCCACGATCAGTTAGAGGAATCGGGTGCTTCTATTCACTTACGTTCTATGGCATTTGAGATGGCTTTACTTGGCACAGGTGTCATGAAAGGTCCATTTGCTGTAGATAAAGAATACCCTAACTGGAACGAAGACGGTGATTATGAGCCTATTGTTAAGACTGTTCCAGAAACACAACACGTCTCCTGCTGGAACTTCTACCCAGATCCAGAAGCAGCTTCTATGGATGAAGCAGAATACATAATTGAACGACATAAAATGTCACGCACTCAATTACGTGCGCTTAAGAGCCGTCCTTACTTTATGAAGGATGCTCTAGATATGGCTATTGCCAAAGGCCCAGATTACATTCAGAAACACTGGGAAATGGCTATGGAAGATGACGATACGCAGCCTGACTCAGAGCGTTGGGAAGTATTGGAGTTCTGGGGTTTCGTAGATACAGGCATTCTAGAAGAGCATGGTGTTAATATACCACGGGAGTATAAAGACCTTGATGAACTGAACTGTAATATCTGGGTTTGTAACGGCGAGGTTCTGCGATTTGTATTGAATCCGTTTAAGCCTGCACGTATTCCTTACTATGCTGTACCTTATGAGCACAACCCTTACTCCTTCTTTGGCGTAGGTATTGCTGAGAACATGGACGATACACAGACGTTGATGAATGGCTTTATGCGTATGGCTATTGACAACGCTGCACTATCTGGTAATCTTATCATTGAAGTAGATGAGACTAACCTTGTACCAGGTCAAGATATGTCAGTGTATCCGGGCAAGGTGTTCCGGCGTCAGGGCGGTGCTCCGGGGCAAGGAATCTTTGGTACTAAATTCCCTAACGTAGCACAAGAGAACATGCAACTCTTTGATAAGGCACGGGTACTAGCAGATGAAAGTACTGGATTCCCTAGTTTCGCTCACGGACAAACCGGAGTATCTGGCGTTGGGCGTACAGCTTCTGGTATTTCTATGCTTATGTCTGCTGCTAACGGTTCTATTCGGGCGGTAGTAAAGAACGTAGACGATTACCTTATTCGCCCCATGGGTAAGGCATTCTTTGCTTTCAACATGCAGTTTGACTTTGATCCATCTATCCGTGGAGATCTAGAGGTCCGTGCATCTGGTACAGAGAGCCTTATGGCTAACGAGGTACGATCACAGCGCTTGATGCAGTTCTTGCAGGTTGCACAGAACCCAGTCCTAGCTCCCTTCGCTAAGATGGACTACATCATTCGTGAGATTGCTAAGTCTATGGATCTTGACCCAGACAAAGTGACTAACTCTATGCAGGATGCTGCTATACAGTCTGAGATCTTAAAAGGCTTTCAGGCTCCACCTCCTGCCCCTACAGGCCCAGAAGGCGTTCCCATGCCCCAAGGTAGCCCAGCGCCAGAAGGACAGGCTCCACAGGGCGTACAGGACACCACAGGAAGTGGCGGTGGACAGATGGGCGTAGGTACGGCACCAACACCGGGTGAGCAAGGGTTTAGCGGTAATGTCGCTTAAGAAGCTAGTTAATGATAAACAGATATGGGATGCGTTCATTGAGGAGCTTGATGGGTGCATCTCTTCCACGCATAGAAGTATGGAAAACATCTCTGATACTGCAGAGCTATACCGACATCAGGGTGCTATCAAAGCTCTGAGACAACTAAAGTACTTGAGGGACAAAGTAAATGGCTGACTTAGACAACCAGACAGAGGAAGCTTTAGGTTGGGCTGCAGAGGGCAAGAAGCTTTCAGTCGATATACCAGAGGTGTCCTTTAAAGATGCTGGTACTTTTGTCGCTAGTATGACACCTATTATTGGTGACGCTATGGCTGCTAAAGATGTCTATGATGAACTACAGAAAGATGAGCCTAACTACTATTTAGCAGGCGCTCTTGGTGGTGCGGCTCTTGTAGGACTTGTACCAGGTTTAGGTGATGCTGCTGCTAAAGCCATTAAGAAGGGTGCTAAAGAAGTATTTGATGTAGCTAAGCGTGTAGAGGTAGATCCTAATGCTATGGGTTCTGGTTTAGGTAATTTGAGGCTAAAACCTAAACAAGACGATGTAGCAGAAGCTGCTGCCATCTTAGATAGTGATGAGGCTCTTTCAGCTTGGCAGCAGGCTAATAAGATACCTGAAAATAAACGCCAAGCAAATACAGAAGCTGCTAAAGCTGCTGCAGAAGACCTATACCAAGGTAGTATTACATCCAAAGAAGCACGTAATATAATCAAAGAAGACTTACCTGTTACTTCAATATATACTGAAGAGACTATGCCTTCAATGCCTACTGTTGCACAGGTCGCAGGATCTTTAGGTAAGAAGGTACAAAAGACTGGTGTTGTGGGTGTAAAGGGTTTTGACATACCTGCAGACACTCGTGTAGGCTCTAGGTTAGACATCCCTGCGTACAACAACTACGACACTTGGGTAGTATCTATTCATGACGGTAAGAACGACACTAAAGGTTCTGTGCTAGGTTACGGTCAGGCTGTTCGTCTTAAGAACATTAAGTTTGGGTCTGAGTCACAGGATGCACTAGATATTGCTAGAGGGAAAGCACGATTAAGGGGTGCAAAAGCAGGGACGGATACTCCAGAGAAACCTATGGGCAAGGCTACTATTGCTCGTGTGTATGGTGACTACGTTCCAGAAGATCCTTACGTCTTACAAGAACAAGCACGTAATCTTTTATCTGACCCTGAGTGGACACAAGTAGGTATGAACCCTTACAGGCAGAGTAATTTCTATGATAAGAATACTGGTCTTCCCGTATTTGAGGCTGATGAGGTTATTCAGGTAGGACCATTAGTATTGGCTAAGGGTGTAAAGAAACCCACTAAAACACAACTAAAAGAGCTTGCTGTTAGAACTAAAGATGGCAAACTTAGATTATTCAACGAGGGCGGAACAGTAATGGATGAACAAATGGAAATGGCCTTCGGTGATGAAGGTGAACGTGTAGACCCTGTGTCAGGAAATGAAGTCCCTACAGGCTCTATGCCAGAAGAAGTACGTGATGACATCCCTGCTCAACTGAGTGAAGGTGAGTATGTTGTACCTGCTGATGTGGTACGCTTCTTTGGCGTTAAGTTCTTTGAGGACATCCGTAATGAAGCCAAGCGAGGCTTTGCTGATATGGAAGCTAATGGACGCATCGGTGGTGAGCCTGTCGGTGAGACTGGCATGGAGATGGGTGGTGATGAATTACCTTTTGACGTGTCTGAGTTACAGATGGTTGAAGATTCTCCAGAAGAGCAACCCATGATGAACCAAGGTGGTTTTATCTCTGGTTATGCTGAAGGCGGTGCAGCCGCTCTACCTTACCACGTTGCCACAGGATCTGATAGCAGCGGCTTTGAGATTCGTACCTTTATTGGAGCAGATGGAACAAAGTATTATATTCAGTTTATGAATGGTAAACCTTTAACACCTATTCCTGATGGGGCTACTCAAGAAGCTACTGCGGCTGAACAGGTATCTACTCAAGTAGAAACAGCAGCAGCAACAGGCACTGCTACATCTAATGACAATGATAATACACCACCACCTCCTCCAGCAGAAGCTATTGACTGGTCTGACCCTACTGTCGCTACACCTGAAAAGTTTCTATCAACTTACGAAGACATTAAGGGTATGGGTACAGGCCTATCCTATGGTGCAGGTCTTATGTTAGGTCCGTTAGCAGGACTTGGTGTAAAAGGTCTAATGAAACTACAAGAAAACTCTATGCTTAAAGGCCTTGATAGTCAGATTGAATCTCTTACAAATACTGGCAATACTTCTCAAGTTAAAAAGCTAGAAGAAATTCGCAACATTATGCAAGGTAAGAACGCAGACGGCTCTGAGAAACTTAGAGAAGCGCCTACTGGTATTGAAATACTTACAGGTGGTGAGACATACAGAGGTAATAGTATTACAGAGTCCCTTGCCAATATCCTAACAAAAGGAGATGGTAAATCTTACAGAAACGGTGTTCTTGTAGACGATGCAACAGGCGAAGTTCTTGAGCCTGGCTTTGCAAACAGCACGAGTAATGACCCTGTTAGCACTCCTACATCTCAACCTTCACAAAATAATGGGGGTGGGAATAATGACAGTGGTAATAACGCACATGAAGCCATGATGAAAGTAGCCGCTGAAGCTAAAGCATCCAAAACAGGTGGTAACTTAGCTAAAGTTAAAGAAAAAAGTGAATCGGCTTATAAAGCTGCAACAAGCACTAAAAAAGAACTAGAATCTCAATACGGTTCCGGTTTAAACAAGGGCGGCTTGATGAAGAAGAAGTAACTACTAAGACTACCAAATAACTATAAGGCTACCCAGCAATAGTGCTGGCCCCAACATAAGGAAAGAAAATGTCAGAAGCAATCCAGACGGACTCAGCGTCCCATAATCGTAACATATCTCGTGTACAACGTGATGAAGAGGAACTAAAAGCTCTGTTTAAACAAGCAGGGATTCAGACAGATGAAACAGAAGAAGAAACTGCTGAAGAGGAATCCCGTAGCGAAGAGCCTGTCGAGCGCACAGTTCAGGCAGAGAGTGTTACCGAACAAGAAGAAGAACCACAAGCTGAAGCACAAGATGAAGATCTAAGTGCAGAAGAGAAGAACTTCAAGAAGCGTTATGGTGATCTACGGCGACACACTCAAGAGAAAGAGAAAGAGTTTCAATCACAACTTGATAAGCTTAAGTCACAACTTGATGCAGCTACAAAGAATGAACTTGTACTACCTAAGTCAGAAGACGAAGTAGAAGCATGGGCTAAGAAGTACCCAGATGTTGCAGGTATCGTAGAGGCTATTGCTGATAAGAAAGCTAATGAACGTTCTGCTGATCTTGATGGGCGCTTGAAAGAGATTGAAGCATTACGTGCGTCTGCTAAACGAGATAAGGCTGAAGCTGAGTTACTCTCTATGCACCCTGACTTTCAAGAGATTCGTGCTGATGATGCGTTTCATACATGGGCAGAAAAGCAGCCTAAAGTTGTACAGGATGCACTATACGAGAACAGTGAAGACGCTAAGTCTGTAGCACGTGTTATTGATCTCTACAAGTCAGATAAAGGTATCAAGACTAAGAGTAGCTCTAGCTCAGACAAAGCAGCTGCATCTTCAGTAAAAGCTAAAGGTCGTACTGCATTGGATGCAGATGACTCCTCAAGGTATCTCAGTGAATCACAAGTAGCTAAGATGAGCCTTAAAGAATACGAGAAGCGCAATGATGAGATCTTTGAAGCTCAGCGCTCTGGTAAATTTATTTATGATATGTCTAAGAAATAACTTGACACTTATTCAATCATAGATAAAACTATAGGCATGTACAGTGTCAGGCATAAACTGCCTGTACATGCTTTTCACTAAGCACTAAAGCCACATCAAAGAACTACCTCAGATTATAGGCCCAGCGCTCAACGGACGGCCTTCCTTAGAGCATAGCTGACTACCCTACTAAGACGAGCCTCTTTAGTGGATATGTAGTGTATATCTCTCACGCCATATCTATAAGGAGAATTATTATGGCTATCGGAACCGCTGGTGGTGGATTTAACGGGAACTTCTCCCCGATTATCTACTCTAAACAGGCACAAATCGCTCTGCGTAAAAGTGCTGTAACTAACGCAATCACCAACAACTCTTACTTTGGTGAGATTGCAAACCAAGGCGACACAGTTCGCATCCAAAAAGAGCCAGACGTAACCGTCAACGCTCTGCAGCGTCACACAGGTATCTCAGTAGAGAAACTTGATGACACAGACTTCTCTTTGACTATTGATAAAGCTAACTACTTTGCTTTCAAAATGGATGACATTGAAGAGCAGTTCTCTCACGTAGACTTCACCTCATTGGCAGCCAACCGTGCAGCCTACAAAATGGCAGACGCCATGGATGAAGAATGCTTGGGTTACTTGTCTGGTTACGCTGGTGGTGCAGGCTCTTGGGCCGTCAACACAACAGCTTCTGGCGATAAAGCCAATACTGGTGCTGGTACTGACGAACTGTTGGCAGACAACAAACTGGACGCAACTGACTTCGGTAACTTGACCATTTCGGCTACAGCTACTGCAGGTGACTCCATCCCACTCGCTCCACGCCTCCCAGGTGCAACAGCATTGTCTGCGACAACTGTTTCTCCTTTGACTGTGGTTGCACGTATGGCTCGTAAGCTTGACGTACAAAACGTTGACGCACGTGGTCGCTGGATGGTTGTCGATCCAATCTTTGTTGAGATGCTGAAAGACGAAGACTCTCGTGTACTGAACGCAGACTTCGGTGGCTCAGGCTTGATGAACGGTTTGGTTCTCAACAACCTGCACGGCTTCCGTATCTACGTATCCAACAACCTGCCTTACTTGGGTACAGGTGCTGGTACTAACGGTACAACTGCACAGGCTACTAACTACGGTGTAGTTGTTGCTGGTCAGGACGAGGCTGTTGCTTCTGCTGAGCAAATCAACAAAGTAGAGAACTACCGTGACCCAGACAGCTTTGCTGACATCGTTCGTGGTATGCACCTCTATGGTCGCAAGATCCTGCGTCCAGAGGCTCTTATTGTTGCTAACTACAACGCTGCCTAATAGGCTTAACATTGGGGCTGGCTACATGCTGGCCCCTTTGTGCTTTCTTCACACATAAAAGGGACATCTCAAGATGGCTATTACAACTGCAATGTGCAACAGCTTCAAGCAAGAGCTTCTTGGGGGTGTTCACGATCTGGATACAGATACACTCAAAGTGGCTCTTATCAAGGCTTCTCCTGCTGGTACTTATGGTTCTGGCACTACTAATTATTCTGACATCACTGGTAATACAGATGAAGCAGTAGGTACTAACTACACTGCTGGTGGTCAAGAGCTAGACTCTGCTACCATTACTCTATCGGGTAGTACAGCTATCGTAGACTTCGCTGACGAAGTGTTCGCTAACTTGACTATCTCTGCAGACGGTGCTATCATTTATAACTCATCTCAAGGTAACGCTGCTATTGCAGTATTTGACTTTGGTACTACTGTTACTTCTACTAGCGGTGACTTCACTGTTGTATTCCCAGCAGCAGACGCTTCTAACGCTGTAATTCGTATCAGCTAAACTAACTATAAGGTTATTGCACAATGGCGTTTATCATCAAAGATCGTGTCAAAGAAGGTACAACCTCTACAGGTACAGGGAATGTCTCCCTTGATGGTGCTGTTGCTACCTTTGACACTTTCCAGTCCTACATGACTAATGGTGACACTACTTACTACGCTATTGTGCATACCTCCTCCGGTGTTGATGAGTGGGAAGTAGGACTAGGTACATGGAACACAGGTAACACTCTTACCCGTACTACTGTCTTAGCTGGCTCTAACGGTACATCTACTGAGAACTTCTCCGCAGGTGTTAAAGATGTGTTTATGACATACCCTGCTGCACATGCTGCACTTGCAGGTGATGATGTAGACTTTGCTAACATTACAGTTACAGGTACTGTTGATGGACGTGATGTTGCAGCAGACGGTACAAAACTTGATACAGTAGAACAGAATGCGGATGTAACAGACGCTATTAACGTAGCTGCTGCTGGTGCATTGATGAAGTCTGGCGGAACCATGACGGGTAATCTTATCCTTAATGGTGATCCTACTGTTGCACTTGGGGCTGCAACAAAAGAGTACGTTGATACGATTGCTGCTGCAGGTATTCACTATCACACGCCTGTACGTGTTGAGGCTCCTCTTAACCTGACTGTTACGTATAACAACGGTACAGCTGGTGTAGGTGCTACACTTACTAATGCTGGTACACAGGAAGCTATTACTATTGATGGTGTAGCTCTTAGCTCTGGTGATCGTGTACTTGTGTATGAACAAACAGATGCTACTCAGAATGGTATCTACACTGTTACTACTGTAGGTGATGGAAGCACTAACTGGGTATTGACACGTGCTACAGACGCTGACTCTTACGGTGTATCAGACCCTGATGCGTTTGGTGAGGGTGATGCCTTCTTCGTTAAGGAGGGTGCTACAGGTGCTGGTGAACTCTACGTGATGAACACGAGTGGCACTATTACCTTTGGTACTACAAACATTACGTTTACTGTTATCGCTGAGACTGCTGTGTATTCCGCTGGTACAGGGCTTACTCTTACAGGCACTACATTTGCTATTGGGCAGGATGTAGGAACTACAGCTAATGTTACATTCAACCAAGTCACAGCAGCTATTATTGGTAACGTAACAGGTAACGTCACTGGTAACGTGACAGGTAACGCTGGTACTGCCACTAAGCTTGCCACACCTCGTACAATTCAGCTTTCTGGTGACGTAACAGGCAGTGCCTCGTTTGACGGTTCTGCTAATGCTACTATTACAGCTGTTGTACAGGATGATTCACATAATCACGTTATCTCTAACGTAGACGGACTACAGACTGCACTTGATGGCAAGACTACCACAGCACGTACTATTAGCGCTGGCTCAGGTCTTACTGGTGGTGGAGACTTAACTTCTAACCGTACTATCTCACACGCTGATACATCCTCACAGGCAAGCCTCACTGCTCTGACTGGGGCTGCTGTAGTGAGTGACATTGATGTAGATACTTATGGTCACGTTACAGGTCTTGCTACACGTAACATCACATTAGCTAACTTAGGCTACACAGGTGAGACTAACGCTACAGCGGATCAGACTATTACTGCAGGTAGTGGTCTTTCTGGGGGTGGTACAGGTAACGTAACCCTGTCACATGCTGACACATCTAGCCAAGCCTCCGTGGATAACTCCGGTACTACAGTTATTCAAGATGTTACACTTGACACATACGGTCACGTAACTGGCTTAGCTTCTAAAGCTATGACTCTAGCGGATCTAGGCTACACGGGTGCTACTAATGCTAACTATATCACTAACAACAATCAGCTAACCAACGGTGCTGGTTACACAACTAATGTTGGTGACATTACAGGCGTGACAGCAGGTAGCGGTATCACGGGTGGCGGTACATCTGGCACAGTTACAATCAGTCACGCTGATACATCATCTCAAGCATCAGTTAATGGCTCTGGTCGTACATACATCCAAGACATCACCTTGGATACATATGGTCACGTCACAGGCATTGCGACTGCTACTGAAACTGTAGTTAACACAGACACCAACACCACATACTCTGCTGGTGCAGGTCTTAGCCTCTCTGGTACTACATTTAGTCATACCGATACGTCATCTCAGGGAAGTGTGAACAACTCAGGTGGCACTGTCATTCAAGACATCACGCTGGACACCTATGGGCACCTTACTGGTATTACTTCCTATAACCTAGATAGTCGTTACTACACAGAGACAGAAGCAGATAGCCGTTTTGTGAATAGTGCTGGCGATACTATGACGGGTGACTTGACGTTTGGCTCTGGTGATAACATCCATCGCAGTACACATAGTTCTGGTTTTCTTGTAGGCTCTTACAATTCTGTAGGTGACAACAGCACCAAAACAAACCCTATTTACACCATTGGTTCTAGCTATCAACCTTCAGATAGTGACCTTTCTAATATGTACGGCATAGGTTTCACTACTGGTAATGCTGCTTATGACGGTATTAATAGTGTACTTTCTGGTTGGGGTATGTACGTTGCATCAGATGGAGATGCTAGAATCGGTCTAGATGGACAATACGGCATTATTAAGTCAACAGGTGTACATTATGTAAACACCAACCAGCGTGTATTTGCTGACAACTACCACCCCAACGCTGACAAGTGGACCACAGCACGTACCCTCTCTCTAAGTGGTGACGCATCTGGGTCTGTCTCTTGGGATGGCTCTGGTAATGCTACGTTGAGTGTGACGGTGGCTGATAATAGCCACAATCACGACTATGTACCAGAGCGTAACCGTAGTGATTGGAACGATGGTACGGTTATAGGTGATGTGATTGGGCAACTAGCATGGAGGAATTATGGTAATAACCACACCATATTTGACGCATCTGCGTCTACTTCTCCTGATGGTACTTCTGTCAATAACACAAACCCGACTAACCAATGGGCCGCCACATACCCAACACTTATGGGATGGAATGGCAGCACAACGTATGGCGTTCGTGTAGACAGTGCAAGATTTGCTGAACAGCTTGGTGGCCTAGTGCTACACACAGGCCGTAACAACCAAGCTAACCGTGTAGTACGCACACAGGGCAACGGCTATGCAGAGTTTGGCTGGATCAACACAACATCAGGCGATACATCATCATCCTTGTCACGCATCTATGTTGACACTGGTGATGGCTATATCCGTAAGAGTACACTTGCTCATGTAGCATCTCAGTTACCTATTAGCGCAGGAGCTAATGATGACATATTCTGGGAGAACGGTCAGAATGTTACTTCTAACTACACAATCACTAATGGTAAGAACGCAATGAGTGCTGGCCCTATCACGATTAACTCCGGTGTGACTGTAACAGT